CATCGTTATCCCTCCTGCTCCATAAATTCGGCGATTATGTCGGCTTTTTTGGTTGCCGTTATGGTATAGCCCCGTTCAGCGGCCAGCGCCTTGATTTGAGCTATCGTCAGCTGTTCAAGGTCGCTGGCCGTGTAACTCGGCTTCAGGCTATACCCGCTTATTCCCCCTCGCCAAAGGTGACGACTGCAATTGCATCGAGGTATTCAGCCCACAGCACCATACCCATGACAACATGAGTGTCGCCGGAAACGTGGTCATATACACCTTCCTTGTGTACGCCGATAAGGTTGGTAACACCGTTGCCGGTAGTGTATACAAGGCCGAGCTGCTGGAAGTCGCCGTCGGCAGGGTCGATGTAGTAAAGGACAATGTTGTCTGCGGGAATTGCAAGAACAGTTCCGGCGGGGATCTCGGAAGATACGATCATGGTTTCTGCACCGAGGAAGTTCTTGAGGTATTCAACGCCGTTCTGGGTCTGCATGGTGATATTTGCCGCACCTACATAGCGGCCAACATCGAGAGTATTGGCGAAAACTACGATGTTGGAATAGTTCAGGCGCATCTTCTTGAACTTATCTTTTACCTTGGCGATGGCCATGGCAACGGCCATTTGGAAAGTGTCCTCGTTGGTGGTCAGCTCGCCGGTAAGTGCAAATTCATAGAACTCGTCGAGAACCTTGCCCTGCAGCTCGTTGAGAAAAGCATCGTCGGTCTTTTGAATTGCAACGGCTGCGCCGTACTTGTCAACGGCTTCGGCGGTTACACGCTTGCGGTACTTCTGCAGGGTGATGTCCTTATATGCCACAGGCACAACAGTTGCCTGAGACAGGGGGACTTCATCACCTTCGGCAACCGCGCCGTCTTGCAGCACAATGGACGCTCTGCTGGAAACCAGCTTAGTACCGGGAGTCTTTCTGATGGGGTTCATAATGCCGAGAATTTCTCTCAGCGCATCCCAGTTGCTTTCAAAACGAGAAACAAAATCGATTTCACGCACAGGAGTGGTGATCTGGTTGGTGGTAGTGGTGTTAGGAACAACAGCCATTATTTAATCATCCTTTCTGAAATAAATGAATGTTTGCGGCAATCTTGGATTGTCTTTCGGCAGGGTCTTTGATTGCCATAATATCTGCCTTGGTTATTACCCCGCCGGTCATGCCGGTGGGCTTGGGTTCGGTAAATCTCGCGCGGTTTTCCTCCCGCTCGGTTATAAACGCGCTTGCGTCTGCCGCCTTGATGGTTTCCATCAGGTCATTAAGACCGAGGATTTTACCGTCTTTCAGCTTAAGACCTGCCTTGCGTACTTCTTCGGTTACTGCGTTCTTTGCGGCTGTGGAGCTGAACTTATAGCCCTCCATAGCGGTTTTAAGCGCATCGTCAAAGTCGCGGGCTTCGAGCTTGGCATTAAAATCCTTTTCGGCGTTTTCCGCCTTGGTTTTCCACGTTGCAAGCTCACTCTGAATGGTCGCAAGGTCTACGCCCTCAAAACTTTTGAGCGTTTCCTGCGCGGTCTTAAGCTGGTCTGCGTAGTTGTCTCGCTCGCCTTCGACCTTACCAAGCTTCTTTTCGACCTCTGTAACGGTCTTGTAGTTTGCGAGAATGTCCTTGTCGAAATCGGCTTTGTTTTCGGCCGGTACCTCAACGCCGTATTTCTTCAAGATTTCGTGTACGTTCTGCATAAATATCCTCCTACATGATGTTTATACTGGTCTGTCCCCAGTTTGGATTAAGCCACATATACCCGTGGCGGGGTTGGCACCGCGAATGGGAGTCGAACCCATATAAAGAGGGTCAAAGCCTCTTGTCTTACCTTTGGACTATCGCGGGAAATAAAAAGAGCCGAGGGGTTATCCTCGACTCTTAAAATATTTAATTTTTGCTCCTTTATTTCGACATTTTGTGACAAAGCAGCTGTGCTATGCTGTGGACATCTTAAACAAAGGAGTTTTTATTATGGAAATACTTAATCTTCGCGGAGCAACTCAAAGCATCCGGCTCACTGCCAAAAAATTTGGTGTATCGGAGCAGGAAATGCGCTGCGCAATGCAAGAGTTTCTCGACGCCGCATGGGCGCAGGATGAGTCCACACAGGGAAAGCAAAAGCTGCTGCAGCTGTTCCCGAACGGTAAGCCGTGCCTTGAGCACTTTATACTCAGGCTTGCCAAAGAGTTATAGCCCAAATTTGGGTATGAAAAAAGCACCGTGCATTAATACTGCGTAGTGCTTTTTATCTACTCGTCTGCTCGGGCTTCTTTGCGTTTGTTCTTTTTTCTTGCCGCTGCGCTTGCCGCGCTGGCTTGGCTCTTATTCCACCCGGCAACGTGCAAACGGTCTTGCAGGCGTTTTAGGTCATTATCTTCGCAGAACTTGTTATACGCCTTATTCTGCCTCTGCAGCAGGGCGGATTTGCGCTCATAAAGCTTTTGCATTTCCGCTTTGGTAGCTTCGTCGCCGTTCTTTATGGCGGTTTTTGCCGCCAATGTTTCGCGCTTGGTCTTGCGTATACGGCGCTCAAGTGCTCTCTGCCGCTGGTCCAGCTCGTACTGCTTACGGTTTTCCTCGCTGTCATAATCCTCAAAAGGATTAAACTCACCGTCGCCGGGCATATGATGATGACGGCAATTCGCGCCGTGTATGCCCTGTACATTGCCCATGCCGCAAACATCGAAGGGAGGAAAGCGCGGGTCTTTCCCGCTCTTGCTGTAAAACTTACCTTGCCACCAGCTGTGGTTGGTAAAATCCTCCGCGTCGGTAACACGTGCGCCAAGGTGCGACGATACCAGGATAATATCCCAGTCCATTTCGTCCATGCGTGCGTCTGTTATCGCTGCCGTAGCCTGAGAAACGCCGGTGCGCACAGCTCTGAGCGTTGCTGTTTCGATTGTGTCCGTGTGTCCGCTGGGGTATGTAATTGTAACGCCGTCTGCGGCAATGGTTTCCACAGCGTTTTTCACCGCCTCTGTATAGCTTACAGCGCCGGTGCTTACAAGGTTATACGCCCTGTCGCATTGCTCTATAAAAAGCTGCTGGGCGGCATCTGCCGTGGTTCGGGTGTAATTATACCATTCGCCCTGCGTTGCTTCATAGGCGCGTTGCATCAGCCGTATAAGGTGCGGCGACTGCTGCAGCGGCTTCGGAGATAAGCCTGCAGCGCGGTAAACCTTATTGTCATAATCGACCGAGGTCACGCCCGCATCTTCAAAGGCTCTGCGGATCTCTTTCAACTGCAGCTTTGTGCGTTTGGCTATTTCTTTTTCTATATCCTCGCGCAAAAACCCTGCATCTTGCAAGACCTCAATTTGCCATTTATCTTTTGCGGTCAATACGTAATCGTCACCCCGCCCGAGGCGTATTGTAATGCGCTCCACTATGGCGTTGATTATATCCGTGTGGAGCTGCGAGGCTATTTCTTCCGCGCCTTCGCCTATAAGCTGCAGATATTCGGGTGTAAGCATTATTCCTCGTACTCCACGCCGTAGCGGTCAAACAGTGCCTTTACCTTTGACGCTGTTTGCCGCTCAGCTTTTCTTATCCCGTGACTTCCACAGCACTGACAGTGCCGCTATCGTCCACGGTGAGTTTGAATTTCTTGCCGCCGGGGCTGGTAAGGATGGGCATATACTTCTCGTCTCCTGCCGCTTTTGCGAGAAAGAGTTCTTTTCGTGTGATGGGTTCGGGGAGTTCTGTATTTTCTCCCGCAGCCGCCGAAAGATACATCTCCTCGCGGGTTACGGGATTGTTATTATCGCTCATTTTATTCCTCCTGTCCGAAGAGTGTTTCGCGGGGCTGTGCCTCTGCTTCAATGGCTTTGGCTTCTTCCTCGGTGTAGCCCTCAAACTTCACGAGATACAGCCAAAACGGAACTTTGCCCTGCACGACGTATTTCCACCATGTCTGTTTGTCTTCTTCACGGTTATAAGTAATGTCGCCGAAGTTATAAGCAAGCTCGTATTCGCCGATGGGCGCAAGCTCGTACAGATCTGCGAAGCGGTCAAAAGCATATACAAGACCGTCCAGGCACTTTTCCAGCATATCGCGCACGTCTTTGATAAACTGAATAGTGCGCTGCTGTTCGGCTTCCACGCCCGTAGCGGTCTGTATGCCCGTCTGCTCGTTGAATACGAAATAGCCGTTGGAGAATCCGACTTTGTATCCGATTTGGCTCAGGAGCGCATTTATCCCGCTCAGACGGGTGTCTGTATTCAACGTTGGGTTAATTTCGTGGTATACGTCGCTCTCCGCCGCGCCGCTGCCGTCTACGAGTTTTATGTACTTAGGCAGCGGGGAGCCTGCAAACCCAAGAGCATTATCACGCGTAGCCATTCCCTTTACTGCACCGTTAGGCAGCAGCCTGTCGCTGTCCAGCAATATTGTGCGCTTGCTGTCGTCGATTTCCTCTGCGTTGCGGCTATATGCTACGTCAAGGTCGCGCAGCTCTTCGATTGCTTCGGCGTATATGGCCATACCCAGCGCGGAGCCGATTTCCACATTGTTTGCGGCGGGTGTTTTGAACACGGCAAACAACGGACGTTCAAGACCAAGTATATTCACCTCTTCGGCAAGTCCTACCCACGGAGTTTTCTCAATGGCGATAGGCTTGCCCCTGTCGTTGGCACTGTTGCCCACAAAGCAGCGGTTGGTTATGACATAATGCTGTACACCGCCTATGTCCTCAAAGCGGTGATACTCAAGGCGGGTATACCACTTCTTTGCAGCTTTGTCCTCTTGCTTGTTGATAAACGCCGCGCCGGTAATTTCGCCGTTTTCCACAGCGGTAACAATAAACTCGGTGGGCGTGTATACGTCAACACCGCTGTCGCCGGGTTTGAGAAGTATCGTGCCGTAGTTGCAGCCGTATTCTGTCCACTGGCGAATATCGAAATAAAGCTTGTTTATCTGCTTCATAAGCCAGTCTGCTCTGCTGCTGCCGCTTATGCTGATTTTTGCGCCCAACATAGTAAGACGAGCCGTTTCGGAGCAGATAGCTTTTGCAAAATTAACGGTTTTAACACTGTCGTCCGCGTTTACCCAATCGGGAACGCCTTTATATATTCTGTCCCATCGGCCTATATGTTCTTCCATCGCCGGAGACGTTATCGCACTGATTCCGAACTCTTCCTGCGCTGCTGCCGAAAAAGTCATGTTAAACCACCTCTTGACTGTTGATATAAAGCCCATTAAACCAAATCCTTTACCCTGCGCCGCATTACGGAATTTACAAAGTAACGGCAATCGTCCATTGCATGGTCGTTCTCTTTTATGACTTTATCTTCCGTCTGTTTTTCGTCCCAGCGATAAAGCCCGAATTCCCGTATAGCGTCCACGCAGGAACGATGTATTTTTATATTTCCGTTACGCAGGCACACGGCCGTGCGACGTATTCCGTCAAGCACGCTGTTGTCTGCCTGCTGCACACGAAAGCCGCGCCGTTTCAACGCGATAATAAAAGAAGCCGCCGAAGGGTCAACGATAACTTTCGTAATATCGCGATCTTTCGCCAGCTGTTCAATTTCGTTGCAGTAATCTTCGTCGGTGAGCTGCTTTTTTTGCCCTCTGCCGTCATAATAGTATTCCTGTATTCTTACAGCCTTTGCGCCGCTCACACTCCACAGCCCCGCGGAAAAGGGGTTGAGCGTGCCGTAGTCAACGCTGATGTAATACTCCGCGCCCTGCGGCTGCTCGTCTGTTATGTTTTCTTCGCCGAACTCGTATACAAGACCTTCGGCGACTTTCCTCTTGCCCAAAATATCGCGGTCATACCAAACAGTACCTTTTTCGTAGGTGCTTAGCGTGGTACGTAATTTTTCATCGCTTATGGAAAGATTGTCCGCAATGGTGAAATGTCCGTAATTATAACCGTAGTTGCTGTTGAGCGCTTGTTTTGTTTCGTGGAAGTCTAAAATATCCTCGTAATACCAATGCCCGGGGGCTTTGGGGTTGAGGTCGTGGAATATCTTTCGCTCAGAGCTGGAGAGTGTACGGTCAAATACTTCTTTGATAAACTTGGAATGGCATTCGTTGGCTTCGGTCACATAAGCCATACCGTAGGTGTTACCCTTGATGTACTTTTCATCACCGTCTTTTGCACCGCCAGAAACAAGGATGATTTTTTCACCCGATTTTGTCTGAACATATAGGCAGGATCTGTCTTTGTATTTACCTTCTTTGCATCTTCCCTCGAAGAAATTGAGAAGTCCAAATCCGTCACAATCGAGAATGTTCAACTTTGCCGTTGTTTGTGATACTCCGGCGATAAGATGCAGCCTGTTCGGGTGTTCTTCGAGCATTGTGCAAAAACAGAGAGTTTGCAATACATTTTTGCCGCCGCGCTTGCCGCCTTCTGCGACATTAAACCAACTATCAAAGCAGCGGTTAAAGTAATTCACTTGGTTTTCGGTAAAAGGAGCAGGGTTATTCATTCTCTACCGCCTCAAAATCTGCTATGTTTCGGTTTGGCTGCGGGTTGCGTATAAGCTCTGCCAACGATTGCATGTTTTCGCTGTTATTTGGCGGAACGCTTTTAGCTGCGGCGGTAAATTTATCGATAATAGTGCCTAATGCCGTAGTAAGCTGGCTTGGTGTTGCTTTAGCTATTACTTCCGGGTCAAGCAGCCGCGCAAGGTAAACGTCTATTATCTCGTTTACCATATCGCGCTTCGTTTCCATGTGCGCCAAAATGTCGATGGCGTTTTCTTCTTTTTTTTGTTCGCATTTTTCCGAAATATCCGAATTTTGCTTTACTATATTTCGTACCGTGTTGTCGGATACCCCGTGCCTCTTTGCAACGGCATTATAGCTGCCAAGTACTACATAATCGGCTATTATTTGTTTTTTCTGCTTATCGGTCAGCCTTGCAGCCATAATCACCGCCCCGCTTGATTAACATTGCCCCATTCCCGCCCTGCCTCCCGGCCTCGCCAATCTCTTTGCCCATGACAAAGCCCCCGACGTAATGTCAAGGGCTTCATCAATATGGGTAAGGAGGTATGAAAAAGAAGAATCCCAGAGCCTGTCCCAGCTTCTGCATGATAGCAATATAGCACATTTTTATTGCGTTTTAACGTACTCTTTGCCAAAATAAGGGTATTTTTTCGCAAATGCGGGATAGTTTACCAGATCATCGGTTTCGAAGTGTTCCAAGCATTGCGCCTTGATGTCGGGACATTTATCAAGCAGCCCCGGATAGTTTTTATAAAACTTCCCGCTCAGTTCCCACGGCTTAACGAAATCACGATATATCGCTACGAGCGCAAGGAAAGCCGCGTGGAAATCTTTCACAGTATCAATGCTGTAGCCGGTTGCTCTGCGCGCACCTTCCATCGTGTGGGTGTTCTTCCATATAAGAAGGTCGATTATCTGTATTCTCTCTTTGGCATTGTCGTAAAGTTCGGTAGTTTTAATGGCATTGCTCACGGCATTATAGTTTTTAATATCCGTCTCGGTGGGAACGCTGCGCAACACAGCCCGCTCACCTTTTCTCGAAACGCCGCTGCCGCCGGGCATACCGCTCAGCTGAGGGATTATGCTCTCCGGCTCTGCATGCAGCGTTTGCATTTGCTTTTTCAAGTAAGGGTAAGCAGCTACAATATTTCGGACATGATTTTGCCAAATCGGCTTGCTCACCTTATATCGCCTCACTTTCTGTTCTGCGCCTTCTTGGCCTTCTCGCGCTGCCAGGATGCCGCTTTTCTATGCTCCGGACTGCAATACAGCTGATGGCAATTCTTTGGCATAAACTTTACGCCGCAATACGGACACACGCGCTCAGAGGGCTGCCAAAGCTCACGATTTTCAAGATACGTTTTCTTGTTATGAGCTTTCAGTACGGCAGCTTTGCATTCCTCAGAGCAGTAGCGACTGTTTTTCGGTCCTTTATACATTTTGCCGCAGCGTTTACAGCGTTTCTCTACCCAGTATTTCGGGTCATATGGATTTACCATCTCGCGCACAAGCTTGCCCGGTGCAGGCTCGTCCGCATAGCGCCATTGGGATTTATACGCGCTTTGGTATCTCCCGCTCAAGGCGGCTTTGATGCTGCTGGCATTATCCTTGCCCAGCGCATCGGCAGCCCTATACACATTTTCGTAGCTGCATATAAACTCGCCGTCGAGGTCATATCGGCATACAGGACGGTCGAACTCAACTCCGGATTCTCTCACCTTCGGCTTAACGATACGCTTGCGGATCTCTTCCATGGGCGGCATGGTCACAGTGCCGCATTCGAGAGCAAAGGAAAACTTCCCGTACTCCATTCCGTGCATTCGCGCCGCTATGGTCATTTCGGTCGCTGTTATCATCAGTCCACCATTTCCACTTCTACCGGCAGCCACATTCGCGGGTTAAAATTGAGGGTGTATTTATGACGCTCCACGTCTTTCGAGGTTATGTCCTCCACAACATATGTAACATTGTCACTTAAGCCTACAAAATGCTTTTTATAATCGCCGTTTTCATCTTCGACGATTATTTCAAGCTGGTTGTCAGTTGTATCTGCGGTAATGGACATTTTCCCGCTCATTTGAAACAGCACATCTCCTTGCAGACAGTTAATTACGGTAAGCTGCCGATAATCGTTGAAGTTGTCAGCCTCCATCGAAAGATTATAGGACACTCTTG